ACAAGAGCTTTATATGCTGATTTTCCCGCCCACTTAATATCTGAGAAACAGTTTGCAGCATAGTTATCACTGGTGTCATTACTGGCAATTTGCCAAGCTAGATGAAGCCTGCCTACACCACGAATATCGCCTTTATCAGTTAACCAAAGCTTGCCGAATTGATCACAATCAATAATACCCTCTTCTGGGCGATTAACATTGAAGAACTTATTTGGTGAGGAATAGTAATCTTTATCCAAGCCTTGAATTACATTATTTGGTTGTTTATAACACTCTTGTACGCAGCGATCATCTACCTCAAACGATTCAATAATCTCAGCTTTGAACTTACGGGCAAGATATTCTGTCACAGCATCCATGTGCAAAGGGCGAAGCATATCCTTTCGATTGTCTTTGTACTTGAGCAATGTAGATAGTTCAACACGAAAACTTTCACCTTTACCCAAAAATGCTTTGTACTTATTTGTTCCAAGTTTCTTAAGATCATTCTCCACTTGTGTTTTTGCAATCTGCAATACGTGGTCAACTGGCTCAGGAGTTTGAACATCAATAATCTCAAAATCATCTACACTAAAAGGACTTTCACGTTTAGCGTTTAGTTCACCAAGCCAACCGCCAGATTTAGCTTTATCTCTGCCATAAAATTCAGTTCGTGTGCTGAACTCTTTCTCACGTCCAGATGATTTATGGATAGCTGTGATTGAGCGTTTCTCACCAACAGATGCCGCGCTGTACTTGACGTAATCTAGGTCAATAATTGAGGTTAGTTTTGTCATCCTACCACCCATGACCCATAAGATACGCTTTAGGTTGAATACCAAACTGTTTCAGAAGTTTATCTTGAAGCTCTTTAATTTTATTGTCAACATCGGAAACTTCGACCATCCAATAATCACCAGACTTAAATGCAATCAATCCATAAATACAATCTTCAGAATCAGCATCGTAATAGGGACTGAAGGATTCTAGATTGTGACTCTCATAGAATCCATAAACACCTTCTTCATATTCTACTTCTTCCATCAGGTTTTCAATTTGGTCATGATTGTAACCAACACAAACAACACCACGATATTCAATACCCATTTCAATTCTCCTCTTAAACAAAGAGGGCTGTAAAAGCCCTCAATACTATTCAATTTACTTTGAATACAAATCCTGAATCTCTTGCAGCTTACTAAATTCTTCTGCCTTAGCTTTCAAGTCATCCTGTTTCACTTTAGCTTTTGCTGCTTTCATAACGTCGGCAACGTCGGTCTTTGGAAAACCGTCAGTGTTGTATTCTTTTTCGTAGGTGAATTCTGATTTCAACTCTTTCAGATCCTCTTGCAGAGTGAGGATTTCTTGTTCCAGTTGGTAGGTACGATCAAACAGCGCTTGTTTCTCTTTCATGTATTTCTCCTAATTAAACTTTTACAAAATTAAATTGTACAAATACACCATCAAGTGTGTATTCAAAGTAAGGCCCTTCAATAGAATACTCACCAGTGAAATCTAAACCCTTTGGTGTGTTGTGAGACACTAGAAATTCTCCGTCTACATATACACCACGAGAAAGTCCAGCTTCAAATTTTACTTTCTGAGCTTCCCCACGTTTACTACGAAGTGGTTCGATAGAATCAGAACCCCAGTGAAGGTACACTTTAAAGAATGACTCATCACCTGCAATAAATGACGAACTATCAGACTGATAACCTGTCACCAAGTGATCTGCAACTGTAAGTTTAACTGCTTCTGGTGTGTATGTTGTCGATACTGGCATATGTTTCTCCTATAATAAGTGACTCATCCTTGAGTCGTTGTGTTAGATCAAAACGGAAGAGAATCATCCTCATCTTCTGGCTCAGGTTGCGGCGCAGCTTTAGCCTTTGGTGTAGGAGCTTCCTCTTCAGCAGGTTTAGCTTCAGCTTTCTTCACCTTGTAGCTAACCCCCAAGACATCATCATCAACCGAATCAGATGAACCTTTACCTTCATAAGCTACGTGTTCAATCACTTGAACAGTATCCAGAGTAACAGTGAGTTGACCGTCCTGATTCTTGTAACCAAACAGTTTCAGGTTAACTACAGAACCATTACCCACGTTCTCAGTAAACGCATTACCTTCTACATCAATCACGTTAACAGACATAGGAAGCCCTTTCTTGCTAAACTCAGGCTTGGCAATGTTGAAGCCCCACAGACCATCTACCAGATCATAGTTAGCTTTACCTTCTTCAACTTGCGAAGACAAGGCGAATTTAATTTTCCGAGGCGGCTTAGAAGTTTTGGTGATACCAACTTGGGAGAAGGATTTGTTAACCATTACTTCATCAAGCAACCGATCTTTAGCTTCTTCATCAACGAAGACAGTTGCACTAAACTCTTTGTCTACGCTTTGATATTTAAGCTTTGGTTCGTGTACTGCCGCATAGTAAACTACAGCATTTTTGATATAGACATTCGCTGTCTCCAAAGTACCCGATTTAGGCAGGTCACGAACGATTACTTCAGTTTTGTTAGTCATATTTAATTTTCTCTATTTAAGTTGTGTATAGTTTTGTTCACATTATTGTGAGGGTATATCTGTGATTTCTCACAAATTCTTTATTTACTTCTTATCCAAAGCCGCAATCGTAATTGCAATCAATCCAATCACCGCTGCAATACTCAGCACTACAGCAAGTGGCAACCAAAATGGGCTAAGCACCCAAATCCAACTCCATGTAGCGACAGCACCAATTTCAGCCAATTTCAATGTTACAAAGATCAGCCCTAGAATCCCAAATAGTGGGAAGCTTACAGTTTTACTTTTACTCAATGCAATTTCTCCTTCTTCTTACCCACTTTAATCTCCGTAACATTCTCCCCTACTTCATCTTGTGTGTCAAGGAAAGAATCAGAGAAGCTTTTTAGTGCGTTACTAAGTCGCTCATTACGCATGTCATCCCACAGGAAATAATCTTCAGCTTCTGAGAATTCATATTCAACTGTAGAATAATTATCCCCAACTTGGGTTGTTTCTGTAATACGGATGCTGCCCATTATCGAATCTGCCGTTCACTGATCTTAACATATTCCTCACGAAAGATCTTAACATCTTTATTACCAGAAGACTTAACTTCTTTCAAGAATGTACGGGCTTCTTGTCGAGTGGTTGCCTCAGCATACACAGTTTGTTCATCAGCTACAAGGTAGTTAAATACAGATTTCATTTTGTTTCTCCTTTCAGTTGGGTAATAGTTTGTTCAAGATCTTTTGCATTTTCGTACTTCTCTTTGAGATATGAATTTTCATCCTCAATCCGCTTTTCCAAACTTTCTTTCTCTTCTTCGGACATGCTGATTCGTTTGTAGATAATCTTCAATTCTTCTTCAAGTTTGGTCATAGCGTAACTTGGTTTAGTACCAATCTTCTCAATACGATCCAGCAGTGATTCTACATCTTCTTGTGTAAGATGTCCAAGCACATCGTCAGTGATTTCAGTATTGTAGGTTAACTCATATTCGTTTGAGTCATTGAAGAATTGTAGGACAGCAAGTTCAAACAAACCTTCTTCACTACCATACGAATAGTTATGACGTACGACACTAGCCCCAAAGTTATTCTCAAAGCGGTGAACTACTTGAGTACCGCCGTTCAATGTACGATCAATTACTACTGTCATCTCTTCTCTCCTTTACAATTTAATTTGTACTATCAATTATACGCGAATTATTGGGTTTGTACAGCGGTATTTTCAGGTATTTTGGATTTGTTTGATCTCTACACCATCAATCAGCTTCTGAGCCTCCTTGATGTAATAATCATAGTTAAGTTTATTCCAGTCAAATTCAGCGATATTGTTGCACGTCTCAACTGTCCATTCAGTATCCAATCCAAGCCTACGCCATTCACCACCACCTTCAACCCACACCAAAGGAGGCATCAGCTTGACCAATTTACCACCCTGTTCAGATGGATAGTATCGGCAGATGTTCTGTTGCTGAACCTCACGACCATCCTCATAGCACAGATAAAGCTTTGAGCTACGTGGTACTTTCGCCCTCAAAAGAAAATCAAACTCATCCTTGTGAGAACGAATAGTTTCTTCAATGTCTTTACCGTAAACAATATAGTCAAGTGCAGCCTTTGGTACGATCATAGCAGAATGGTTTTTAGACCATCCAAGTTTTTCGAAGTGGGCAACCTCGTAACGACCTTTACTTTTTACTTTACCGTCCTCATATATCGCTAAGTAGTTGTTGACGTCAGAAAGTGCCATCATTGAATATACGGCATACTCCAACTGAAGTCCAACAGTTTTTTCCCATTCTTTTGTGATTGCATAATAATCAGCTTCCTTACTACGTGGGACCAAAGCTGTCACACCATCTGTATTACACTGAATCATCTTACATCCAAGACCAATCAGTTTTTCAGCCAGCATAGACAAGCAAAGTTGACCGTTAATGGTGATAGTTAGCGTGTATTTAGGGTCGTATAGCGGACTAAACTCACTATTGGACTTACCGTACACAGAGTTCAAAGCAAGCTTAATTGCACCATTTGGGCCGCTACCTTTCGGATATCTACCACGCTCCATAAATAGATCCTTGTACACCTTACAGAACGTAATACCAAGGTGTTCAGGGTACACGTTGTTGGCAATGGAAATCGACGGGTACATACTGGTGACGTCAGCGTCTATAATTGTCCATTCGTCATCCGCCCTCACAGTCTCACTTTCAATAGACATGTGAATACCACCAGTACCGTACACGTACACCTTACCATCAATAACAGTGTTAATCGCCTCAACTACTCGATAGAAAGCAGTAACCTTAAGCTTATGAGAGCGTGAGGTTTTAGTTTCCTTCTCTTCGAAATATCCCATAGGATGTTCCTTCAAGAATTCATCTTTCAGGCGCTGAAGCTCTTCTAAATGATCTAGATCGGTAAAATCAAAGTCAGGTTTAGGTTTATCCTTATTGTCAAGATTGAGCCTATTCTTGAACAACACCTTTTTAGTTTTCATCTGAGCATACTTAGCAAGATCACCAATCTGATGTTCTTCATAATCATTGAAGACGCCTTTAGTCTCTTGCACGGTCTGATTGCTCAACCAATCATGTACAGCCTTAAACTCAGGACGATCAAATTTCAGATAGTCAAAAAGACAATCCTTAATTTTTACATTATCACGCTTAGTCTGATTGATCTTACGACCACCGTGTTTACTATACTCATAGCACAAACCCTTCTGAGCTTGTTCCAGACGGTTAATAAACAGAGTTTCACCGATCTTACTATCACTAAAACTTGTGCAGTCAAATCCAAACTTCTCAGACAGCTCTTTACGAAGCTCAATTGCCTCATAAGAGTAGTAGTAAAACTTCAGAGTTTCATTAACATCGTGTTTGTTATAATGCAACAAAATATCAATTTCGTCACTTGTCAGCTTCTTACCCACAGGGAAGGGAAGATCTTCCACGTTGGTAGACCGCATGTTCACTTCCAACATCTTCAAAGATGTAGCTTTTGCCATGTTATCCATATGGTGAATTTTATACAAATCAACCTGTTGAATAAAGTGGTCAGCTTCTTTAATGCCATACCACTTATCTTCAGACTGCATCTTTGTAATGATTTGAGTTGTGAGTTTGTAAAGCTTCTGAGCTGTAATGTTTGGAGCTTTACCAGTTTGTTTTGCTTCCTTCAGAGATTTAATGATTTCATGGATAAGAGTGTAGTCGTATGAGTTATTGTTAAACCCCACCATACGACATTTATTCTGAACCAGATATCGCAAGCATTTAGCAATCCCTTCAATCTCATTCTTGCGATCACTAATCTCAAAGACTCGCATGTGTTTACCGGAAGCATGGATGATGCTCATAGAGAACACGTTTGGATAACTTTCCAAGTCATAAATAAAGTCTGATTCATACCACTTCTTATCCAAAACCTTCTCCTTAAAAATCAATCTCATCCGCATGATGTTGCGGTGGTTCTTCTACTGGATTATTAAAATATTCATCACGATCATACTGCTGACGAGTTTCAGCGTCATAGTATAGCGCACAAATCTCACCAGTGATACCCCCACGACACTTAGGCATGTCAACATAGGTTGTATTCTTCTCAATCGGATCTGAGGCCATCTTATCACGATTAATCACAATGTTCACGTCTGCTGACTGGATAAATGTCCCGGAACCAAGTGCATCATATTCCGTAACCTTACGTACATTACCATCTTTATCAGTTGGCGGCTTGCGTGTGTGAAGAATGTTGATGAATACAAAACCATTCTTCTTTTGCAGTTTCTGCCACATCATAAAGTTTTCTTGAACCTCTGTACCAAGAGAGCGCAAGAAGTCAGTGAGTGGATCAATCACCATCAGTCGTGAATCATTGACTTTACCACTCTTCTCCATCTGACGCTTAAGAAGTTCAATTTCACCTTCCCGCTCATCAATGATGAAGAATCGAGGTTCACCAGCTTCATTGTAAAGAAGATTGTTCTTCAACACCTGTACTTCAGGCTGGTTTAGATAATCAACAGCATCGTGACCATCTGTAAACCACATCAGGTTTTTCTTAAGGTGCATCGACAGCAAATCAATTGTCAATTCTTCTTTTGTACGCTCAAGACTTACAATAGTTGGGACACGAGGACTATTGAACAACCAATGATAAATCAGAGTGTCAGAAAGAAAGCTCTTACCAATACTCGTGTCGCCGATGATATTTACAACAGAACCAGTCGATTTAATACCGCCACGCATTGCGGCCTCAAGCTTACTCAGTTGAGGGGGGAGTCCGATCTTTGGTGCTGTCAAAAACTCAGCCAAACCAGCTTCAGCATCACCAGAAGAGGAAATACCACTACTGATGAACTCTTTAGCGTTGTAGAAATCACGAACAAACTGTTTCTCTTTACCGTCAATCAACATCTGATTTGGATCTTTGCCCGACCATGTAGCAATTCGAATCTTTTCTTTCGGTAGTACACTTGCAATTTCTTTAGCTGCTTTGATACCAGCCTCATCCTGATCCATGCCAATAACAATAATATCGTATTGGTCGAACCAGTCGTATTGCATAGCAGCTTGTTTTGCTGCACTCCCTTCACCAGATGTTGGGCTTACCACAGGGATAGAATCAAACTCTTGATCCTTGCGGTTCTCCTTAAGCATTTGGTATGCAGCAGCTTTATCTTCTTCACCACCCACGTAGAGTACATACTTGGAAGGTGATTTGAACTTTACTTGCCCACTCAGTTGGCTTTTATTACCAGTCGCACCAACCTTACCGTGACTAAAGTCCTTGGGGTGATTTCGGCATTTATAGCCTGTCAACTTACCAAAGTTATTAGTTTCAGGGTAGTAGCGAGCAAGGACGTTACCTTGATCATCAAGCTTGGTCAAGTGACCAAAGAATTTATTAATCTCATCACGAATTCCACGGTAGCCGTGACTGACATATCCAGTGGAACGGATGAGTTCTTTTACTTCTTCAATATCCATAGCTTCAGCATTTTCTGAAGATACTTTAGTGACCACCTTTTCTTTATCTTTACTTTCCATAAGCTCCTCTTTGGTAATATTTAGAATTTCACAGACTTTCTTCACAGCTTCAGAGAAGTCTACACCATCAATACTTTTAACAAATGCAATTTCATCACCACCTTCACCACACGCACCCCAACAGTACCATGAATTGGTATCTTCATACACTTGAAGAGATGGCGTGTTTTCTCCATGAATTGGACAGCATAACTTCTCTCCAGAAAAATCTGTATAGTGTTCAATCACTTTTCGAATGTTGCTCAAATCTCTATGCTCCTAAAGCCCAATGGCGCCTGAATGACAGCGAACTTGTTTCGCGTACTCACGCTCTTCTCCCCTCCAACACCCTGCAAAGAATATTAATCAAATTGCTTCAATCATAAACACTGTAATATTCTTT